ATCTTCTGCTTTTCCTTTGTTTGAGTGTCTACATATATACTTTATTGCATTACCTTCTGCAAACAAAAGTTTATTTTCATTTATAAAATGTGCAGGTTGAATTTTCATAGACTTATAATGTTTTCCACCTACCTGTTTTTCTAATGATTCATAACTTATATCTTTAAACATATCCTTGTGTGTCATTATCTTCCTCCTAATATATATCTATCTTGAGATCCAATTGTCCAACAATCAATTCTGCCTCGACTGTAAGCAACATACTTTAATCTTAATTGTGTAAAGTAATCTTCTCTTCTTGTTAAAGTATTATCTACAATGACATTATCAAATGTCATACCTTTTACGGTATGTATATTTCCATATTTAACTCTGACTTCTCCATCAAAATCAAAACCATTTCTTAAAACTTTATCTATATAAATAAGTCTTTTGTCATGTTCTTCTTTTTTACCTTTTTGTACTCTTATTAAAGAAAAGTCTTTTTCATTAACTGAAGATTCTTTTAAAAAGTTTTTCTTAATCAAATAATCAATTGTATAATCTTGATTAATCCAATCTTCAAAAGACTCTTCTCCTTTGCCTCTAACGATTACTTTACTACCCATGTACTCCCAAAAGTCTTTTATTTGTTTTAATGGCATAGGAGTTCCTTTTATAAACTCTGGCCATAACTTATGACATTTAAGTTCTTTTTTAGATACATAAGCCGAACTACCCACATGAGCAAACTCAATTCCATGATAATTAAAAAACTCTTTAATCCAAGAATCAGAAGGTACTCCTCTATAAGTAAATAAAAAAGTTTCTTTAGTATTTCTAATTTTATTTAATAATATTTGTAAAGAACTAGAGTTAGTTTTTAAATCACGTAAATAATAATGATTACCAACTATACCTTCTGCTGGTTTCCATACACGACTATAACCATAATAATCCCAAATAGGTTTTATAATATCCTTACATAGACTATTTATAGTTTTACCACATCTATATCCTTCTTCTAATTGTTCAGCATCTTTAGATAGTCTGTGATAATAATCTGCACTAGCTCCTGCAAATTCAAATATAGTTTGATCTGCATCACCTACCATAAAAAATTCTTTAGCATTTTTTGACATTTTTACTAAAGCTTCTGTTTGAGCAACATTACTATCTTGAGCTTCATCTACAATTAAAGCATCAATTTCAGGTTCTTTTGCTTTATCTAAAAACTCTTTGATCATATCATCATAATCACAAACATTATTTTGTTTTTTATAATCTTCATAATATGGCAACATTTCCTCAACTATATTTATAGTATATGGACGATAAGAAATCTTATCACAGACTTTCCAAAACTCTTTTAAATCTGCATAACCTTTACCAAAAGCGTCTTTTAAGAATTTATAAAAACCATGAGTATCTAAATCAGGTTTTTTAAGTTGTTGTAGTTTAAATAAACTACTTTCCATTCCTAAATTTCTATGATCTTCTAAGCCAAATACTTCTTTTTTACCAACTAATCTACTTCTGCAAAAAGCATGAATGGTACATATTTTATATTTTAAAGATTTTTTAGTAAGACCTTTTTCTTTTATTTCTGGCAATTTTAATATTGCATTTTTTATTTCATCTGCAGCAACATTAGTGTGCGATAAAATAATAATTTTTTCGTATGGATATTTTTTTAACAACTCCAAATATTTAGCAGTTAAAAATTTATTTGTTTTCCCTGTCCCTGGAGGGCCTGATATAAATTTAGGACTCATATGTTATCTCCTTTGTTTCGTTTGTTGGTATGTCTTGTGATTCACCTTCAATGATTAGATCATTTTTATCTAATCCGTAGTTGAATACTCTCCATGATACGCAAGATTTATTATCTACTTTACCTTTTATTTTTCTTGCTTTTAAAATTCTTTGTACCTTCAAAACTAAATCAACTCTTTGCATATTAATTCTTTGTTTATGTAAGTAGTCTTCAAAATTATCTAAATCAAATTCAAGTTGTCCCCTCTTAACATTGAAGTAAGGTAAACCATAATTAGACAATTCTTTCTTACTTGTATAAGCTTTTGTTTCTTTAATATAATTGTTAAAGTTTTTCTTGAATATTAAATTTTCATCAGCTTCTTCAACGTAATCTTTTGATATAAGTCTTGATTCAAATTTTAATCTCATTATGTCATCAAATTCTTTTTCTTTCATTTCAGGAAGCCAAACTGAAGCTTGACTTATAATAGCATTATAAAATAATTTTTTATTTTTTAATGTTGGTCCATCCATAGTTACTATTTTCTTTTTAACAACTCCCTGGAATTTAGTATGGACCACTACATCATATCTATTACTTCCATACTCTATAATATCCCCTATTAATTCTTGAGATAAACTATTAGAGTTTTCATTAATACCTATCCATGTAAATATTTCAGCTATTGACTTTTGATCACAACCTACAATTTCTGCAAGTTTAGGAAAACCATACTTATTGTTTGCTTTTTTAACTGTAGTTCCTTTTTTATTTCTTTTAATGTGTTCATCATCATTTGCTGCAACAGCAATGTTATGAATAAATTCGTTTATCTCTTCTTCTGTCCATTTAGTATGTTTAACTAATACACCAGCAATCGCTGTGCAATATAAATCTCTTTGTCCTGAACTTGCATATAAAATACATAATGCCGTTGATAATGCTATTTTACCTAAATCTAATTTTAAATCTCCAACATATTTGTTAAAGCCTTTATATTTTTCCCAAGTTACTACTTCTCTAGCTTTACTATGATCTGATTCTGGTACGATTGTATAATGTTTTGCATCACTTCTTATTTCACAAAGTGTATTTCCATGAGGAAATTTATCACAATAATTAGTTAAATCTTTTGGTAATATAAATTGTTTAAATTTTAATTTTTCATTCCATACATAATGACTTGTTAGATTACTTTTTCTTCCAAATATAGAATCTTTATTTTTTAAATATAAATCTGTAAATCTTCTGACAATCGGATTGTCAATATCAAAATCTGTATCTTGATCTAATCTTAAAGCTATTTCACAATGTTGGTATTTCTGTTTCCATTCTTCTTTCGTTATTTTAAAATCCGGATTAGACCAATCCTTGACTTCAGGTGTCCCTTTTAAACAAGGGATAATTACCCGGCCAAGATCTATCCAATCTTCATACGAAACAGGTTGTTTATCAATCTTCTCAATCATAAATTAATAGTGGACGGATCCACTCTCGCTTAGCCGTCCACTCCCGCAGGATTTTATAAATTCAAAGATTTTTTAGTTTCTTCTTGAACTTCCGGCTTAGCTTCTACCTCACCTTTACCTACTCTTTCAGCAAAGTTTTTGGCAATATCATAGACACCTTTGTCTGAAATTGGTCCAACTTTACTTACGTCCCATCCAAACCATGTGCCTTTGTCGTTTGACATTTGCACAGTCTTTAGTTTGTAAATGTGGCTATATGTAGGCGGTGTAAATAAACCGTTTTTGCCTTGCATTTTGATACCCATCATCATTGAGTTCCATTTTCTACTAACTTTTAATTGAGTAGATTTCATAGAAATCAAAGCACTTGATGGCGTATCTCCTAAGTGGATTACAAAGTGATTAGCCGTATTTTCTAAATAGTTACCGTTTGGTAATCTATCTTTGTACGACTTATCTCTAGTTGTTTGACTAACAATATCGCTATCAGCTTCGTGAATCATAACAGGAGCACCTGTGCTAGCACCTCTATCAGCCCATTCGATATATTGTCTTTTATAAAACACAGGCAATACTTCTATACCTTCTTCACCATCAAATAATTCACCTGATACGGAATTTAAAATCATTCCTGCTTCAGCACCTTTGATGTATTTAGAGTGTGTTTTATTTATCTCTGGAGATAATTGTCCCAAAACTTTTAGGAAAGGTAACGCAAGATCGTCTTGCGCAATGTTTTGAGCACCTTGATTTGCATCAGCTTCAAACATATTGACTGCTAATGCTCCTTCTTTTTTTGTCGTTACTTGGTTCATGTTACTTGTTCCTTTTTATAGTTGTTTTATTTTCAGTAAATACACTGAAAATTTCCGTTGGCATTTCTTTACCTGCCTCAATACGCTCACGGACTAGCGCTTTCAGAGTCATGGGCTCAACCTTCATCTTTTGTGTTGGTTGTAAC